GTTAAACTCGCCTATCGTATATCTTTCTTTTTTGGGAGCAGGCTTTTGGACTTTGGCGGCAAAGAAGTTTAGAGTACCCCATGGAGCATCAGACTTAGGGCTGTATTCTGGCAGCCAGACATACTTGAGCATCTGGTTGGCAATGGCTAGGCTCATAACTCTGTCGTCGTGTGGGGAACCATGGGTTGAGCCATTGTCGTCTCGAACAAAGGTTTTAAGTTCAGCAATGGTGTATTCACAGCGTATATCTAGGACGCCGTCTCTAATATTAGCGTTTAGTTCATCTACTGCCAGTGGCTTTGTCAATGTTGTTGTGCGCCAACCCAATGTTTCTGTGGCTTCTGCGTGTCTTTGGTTTAGTCTGCGCTGTCTATAAAGATTATGATAATTAGATTTATTTAAAGCAGTTAGAGTTGTTAAACCGTGGTTATTGGACTCAACACCAACCAATGCCTCATTGTAAAAGAATCCAAGGGCATAAAGGACTTCTTCACCAAACCTGTCAGGGTCAACGTGTCCATGCCAGTGGGCTACCACAACACCGGACTTAGCATCAATAACATGAGCAGTAGAGTAGTCGCCTCTAGCCAATCCTTCAGCAACGTCAGCACCAATCACGTATCTGGCTCCAGCCTGTGGAAGCTGCCAAACAGATAACGGTCCACCATCTTGGTCAAACATGTATGAGTTTCTCATGTCTGAAAGTTTTTTATTATGACCCTTTTTAGGAATTGATGTTTCAAATCTATTTAAAGCGTCAATGTCAAATACTGGTCTGCCAGAACGAATAAAGGCTTCTTCAGGATTTGACGGGTATTCCTGGTGCAACTGCCATGGTGGTAGTTCTGCAGCTTGCGCGTCATACCAGGCTTGGTCACGACCAGATGCCGACCATGGAAAGAATATGCCTTTAAATCTATTAGTATTATTTTGTGACCCTTGCCATAATTGAAAGAATATATTGCCTTCACCCTTGGCAGTAGACAGACAGATTACACGACCACCTACGTCTGCAATTGGCTCTATTGATGCCCAGGCTTCCTCAGGATTGGGCAAAAACGCCATCTCGTCGATTATAGCCAAGTATACCGATTCACCTCTAGCAGGCTCGTTAGCAGATGGCATTGACTCAATTACGGAATCATTATTAAAAGACATCTTTAAAACGTTATTTTGTAATAATTCAGGACCAGACAATCTCATCCAGTCAGGTATAAATTTATAAATATACTTAGCCTTTTGTAAAAGCTTTGTAGCTTCACGTTCAGTCTTTGAAAGCATAACTACGAATCTGTCTGGCCAAAAGAAGGTAATCCAGAAGGCATAAGCTGCAGCCAGGGTGGAGAATCCAATCTGACGTGCTTTAAGAACTATAGTATATCTTTCACCTAGCCATGCTTCAACAGTTTCTTTTTGCGCGTCCCTTAAAACAAAAGGAATACGTCCTTGGTTAGGATGTTTAATGAATGCGTAGTTCTCACAAAAAAAAGCAAATGCCTCTGCTAATTCTGCTGGTGTTGCGTCCTCTGGACCACGACACTTGCGGAAATTATATTCATTAACTAAATCAGTTAACTGCATTAGATGTTTCTCCAGAACTCTAGTCCTGAATAACGTCTTATTGTTTCTGGCAAGAACACGTCTTCTGGTCTACGGGAGATTTTTTGTACTGTGGGGCGAATCGTGTGTAAATCCTTGATGCCTGTAAGAGATTCTCTCGAGATGCCTGAGCTGTCAGTAATGTTTTCAAATTCATGATTGTATTTCTCAATTGCCAAATACTCATATATTTTATTAATCTCTTTCTCTGGGTCAGTTACAAAATTATCGTAGTCAACAAAGTGGAATAAGTGCCTATATTCTGGAACTAAAGCATTCTTCATAAAATTTAAACTTAAAGAAACATCTTTATCATGTCTCATTAAGAATTCAGCTCTTCTATCTGCTAATGGTTTATCTGCAAATGTTGTAGCCAATACTTGCTCATCCATTTGGTTTTTTTTAGAATCAGGGTGAGCATTAATAATTGTGTCAAAAGAAGTTAAAACATCTAACACATTTCTTACTGGACATATTATTTTAACATTCTTAGTAATATATTTAGTTATAACTTCTACACCTGTTGGGCTTGGCCAATTAAGATTCTTATCAACAATGTACTTGGCTGGCTTGTCTTGGTAAAACGCATGCGGTATAGTTGCAATTACATCGTCTATTGCAGCACTTCTATTGTAATCTATATTTTCTAATTCATTATGGCTTTGTGATTGCGTGACCATCATTCTAAACAATGGACTTGCCGGCGATACCCAGATGTCTGGATTCTGATTTAATATTTGACTAATAATAGTTGCGCCAGAACGTTGCATTCCAGCCAAGAAAAAGAATTCCTTCATTTGTTTTCCTTCGTAAATTTAATTATGCGTTTGTTGCCATTATATACCAGTTGGTACCATCATACACTATAGTGCTAAATCTTCCATTGTTTGCAGCAGTAATATCTGTTTGTGCTGCGCCACCATTGTGCGGAATAACATTGCTTGATGCCGATACAATCTTATGGTTTACATGGTTTATAAATGTTACTGAGCGTCCGATATATTCTGTACCAGATGGTAAAGTCACAGTTATATTACCACCTGCGTTATTAATAATATAGTTTTCTGTATCAGCCAAAGTAAAGTCTGCTGTTTTTAATACTGGTGCAGTTGATGCATAGTACTCAGAAACTTTAGCATAACCAGTTACTGATGCGCGGTTTGTGTCAATATCAAAACCAACACCAGGGATTCTAAAGTTTGTAACTGAAGCGTTACCAACGGTTACTTGGTTAGATACTGTTGCAGATGATGGTTCTGCGTCGTATCCAACAATAGTATTATTAGAACCTGTTGTTAATGTTCCACCAGCTTCAGTTCCAACTACTGTGTTATTGCCAGCTGTTAAATTAAGTCCAGCACCATTTCCGATACCAATGTTATTTGAACCAGTTACGTTTGATTGCAATGCTCCTGCACCAATTGCAGTATTACTACCGCCAGTTGTGTTTGCGCGCAATGTGTTCCAACCAAGACCTACGTTGCTTCCACCGCTTGTGTTATTGAGCAATGAAGACTCACCGAGTGCTGTGTTGTTAGCACCACTTGTACTATTTCTTAACGCCTCTGAGCCAATTGCAACGTTATTAGCTGCAGTAACTGCTGAACCTAATGCTAGCTGACCAATTGCTACGTTACCACTTGATGTAGTTAATTTTTCACCTGCATTTGCACCAAATAAAACGTTACGACTACCAGTAGTTAAATCATGACCAGCATAATAACCAACAGCAACGTTAGCTGTACCAGTAGTTAGAGCTTTTAATGCTTGAGTTCCAATTGCAACGTTTGGTGGTTGGCCAGATGGTCCAACAAAATCTGGCATTGCGTTATCGCCAATAGCAAGTTGAGAAGTACCATTTGTTAATTTATCAAGAGTTGATGCACCAATAGCAATATTTTGGCTACCAGATGTTACCTTTCGCATTGAATTTAGACCAATTGCAATATTATTAGTACCTGTTATTATACCAACTCCATTGAAGCCGCCATTCATTGAATAATAACCAATAGCAACATTACCACTGCCACTTAGTGCGCTATAACCAGCAAAAGAACCAACAAATGTATTCTGTTGACCTGTTGTATTATAATAACCGGCGTTAGCTCCAAATGCAGTGTTTTGGTCAGCAGTAGTTATTGCTAAAGCATAGTGACCAACTGCAGTGTTGCGTTGCTGGGTAGTTACACCACCAGAATAGAAATCGCTGCCACCAAGTGCACGAAAACCTACGGCTATATTTCTATTACCAGTTGTAAGTTTTGATAAAGCTTCAGTGCCAAATGCATAATTATATCCACCTGTAGTAACAACTTCCAACGCATATGCGCCTACTCCAATATTGGAACCACCAGTTGGTGCGGTTCCATTCATAGCTAGGTAACCAGCTGCCATGTTGAAGCCAGTGGCACCCGCATAATAAATATAACCAGCTGTTTGATAAACTTGCCAACCAGCACCTGTCGGTCCCGTAACAGTCGAAGCTGCGCCTGTCGCGCCGGTGGCACCGGTGGGTCCCGTTGCGCCTACTGCACCCGTAGGGCCGGTCACAGTAGATGCTGCTCCTGTCTCGCCTGTAGCACCGGTGGGTCCCGTTGCGCCCGTAGGGCCGGTCACGGTAGAAGCAGCACCAGTGGCACCGGTGGGTCCGGTTACTGTGCTAGCAGCTCCTGTGGCTCCCGTGGCACCCGTTGCGCCCGTAGGGCCTTGTGCACCAGTCGGGCCTGTCGGTCCAGTGGGAAATGTTGCAGTTAAGTTCCATGCACCAACACTAGATGAATACGTCCAACTTGCATCACCTGAAGTAAATACTTCACCGTCTACTGGTGAGTTAGGAAAGTTAATTGCCATTATTGCTCCTTAATTAGGGATATAGTCCTGCTGCAGCTGCGTGGTCTGCAACTGTACTTGCACTCAATGCACTTCTGTAAAAAACTATTTCGTCTATTTTTGAATTTCTACTTCTATCGTAAGAACCAGTAAATGATGACAAAGCTCCAACATATCCGCCAGTTGTTGTTGGAATCGTATATGGTTGACCACTAATTAATCTTGAGTTTCTTTCAACTCCATTTACATAAAATCTTGAAATTATACTATCACAAGTAAACACTACATGATAGGCTTTATTTGCTACCCATGGAATACCAGTAGCACCATCTATTCCTGTTTGGAATATATTACCAGCCCAACCAGTAACATATAAATAATTATCTGACGTAACAGTCATAAGCAATCCCCAACCAGTCCCATCTGCATTTTGTCTACCAGCAGTTGCTTTTTCACTTGTAGTATTTGTATCTATTGAAAAAATCATTTCAGCACTAAAAGCATTGTTTGCCATCATGTTTGTTCCAAACACTGTATTGTTTAATGCAATGTATGGAACTGCAAGAGAACTAAAAGATAAAGCTTTATTACCAGAATAAGTTGTTAATGGAGTTTGATTTGCACTTAATCCTGTTATAGATGTATACGTTCCATTTGTATTGGCAGAACCAGTGTCATCTGCGGCCGTTCCAACTACTATAGGATTTTCATTTAAGTGAAACCAACCATAAGGATTACTTAATGCAACTTCTGTTACCCAATCATTATAAAATGGTAAGCGTGTAGATGCTGTTCCAAGTATTCTCATTAGGCTTCCGTGTCTCCAGTTATATACCACTCATCAGCTGCAACTTTAACACATGTTGCAATTGAATATTGTGTTCTTAAATCTAGTCCAGTAGAACTTCTTAATGTTACACCGCCAGTTGGATTAATTGTTGTTTGACCAACACCTTGTTGTGCAACGTTGACTTGTGTTCCAATTGCAAAGTTAACAGAGCTTGCTAATGGTATTGTTAAGTTGTTTGCAGATGCAACGTTCATTCTAATTAATTTACTTGCATCAGATAATACTAGTGTGTATGATGCGGTTTGGTCATTGATTGGAAGTGTTGGGTCACCTTGTTGACCAGTGGGTCCGGTCGGTCCCGTTGGTCCTTGTGCGCCAGTCGGTCCCGTCACCGTGGAAGCTGCGCCAGTGGCTCCCGTAGGGCCCGTGGGTCCCGTAACTGTAGACGCTGCGCCTGTGGCTCCTGTTGCGCCCGTCGGTCCCGTTACAGTACTAGCAGCTCCCGTGGCTCCCGTGGCTCCAGTCGGACCCGTAAAGCCTGTCGGTCCTGTGGCACCTTGTGCACCTGTCGGTCCGGTTACAGTAGAGGCTGCGCCTGTGGCTCCTGTAGGCCCGGTTGGACCATTGTTTCCAACTTCACCTGTCGGCCCCGTGGCTCCTGTCGGCCCCGTCACAGTTGAGGCAGCTCCCGTGGAGCCTGTAGGACCCGTCGGTCCTGTCACCGTAGAAGCAGCACCGGTCTGTCCTGTCGGTCCTGTGTAGCCAGTCGGTCCTGTCGGTCCGGTAACACTAGAAGGTGCTCCTGTCGGACCAGTCGGTCCAGTCGGTCCCGTGGCACCTTGTTCTGCATTGAATGTAAACTGCAAGAAGCAATCTTCTGTATTGTCAAGGTTGTTTACACCACCAGTTACTGTTGTAATATCAAATGTGTAGTAACCAGCTTCTGGTGTAACTCCAGTTATTTGTATTGTTCTAGATTCTGAACCAAGGCTTGCTGTAATGTACAGATATGCTTTTGGTGTTACAGTTACTGCATCAATTAAGTTAAAGTAATCTGACAACACTTGTCCAAGATAATCTTGGTTGTCAATGTACATCTTTGTTGCGGCAGTTTGAGTAGCATTATTAAATCTAAATATACCGTTGCCTGGGTCTGAATCAGTTGTTGTGCTAGAGAATTTATAATAATATCCTGTAGAACCTGCAGGGCCAGTTGAGCCCGTCGGGCCAGTCACGCTTGATGCTGCTCCAGTGGCTCCGGTGGCTCCCGTTGCGCCCGTAGGTCCGGTGCCTCCTGCCACTCCAGTAGGTCCGGTCGGTCCGGTTACAGTGGATGCAGCACCAGTGGGTCCGGTAGGACCTGGCTGGCCTGTATCGCCAACTTCACCTGTAGGGCCCGTAGGGCCAGTGAAGCCAGTAGGGCCCGTCGGTCCAGTAAATCCTGTCGGTCCTGTCGGCCCCGTCACGGTAGATGCGGCTCCCGTAGAGCCAGTCGGGCCAGTTGAACCTTGAGCACCTGTAGAGCCTGTAGGTCCAGTAGAACCTTGGGCACCTGTAGCACCGGTGGGTCCTTGTATGCCTGTCGGACCGGTTACGGTAGAAGCAGCACCAGTGGCGCCAGTCGCGCCTGTTGCGCCTACAGCACCTGTTGGTCCGGTCGTGCCAGTCGTGCCAGTAGGTCCTACGTTAGCTTCACCAAACTCAACCCACTGCGAACTATTTACGTCAGTGTAGTAAATATAATTTCTACCATTAGAAGAGTTATACCAAACGTCACCAGCCGTTGGGCCAGTTGGGGCAGTATCAGATATTGTTGCTTTGCCTGACTGTCCTGTCGGGCCAGTGAAGCCTGTGGGTCCCGTAACTGTAGATGCAGCACCTGTCGGGCCTGTCGGGCCTGTGGGGCCTGTGGGTCCTTGAACACCTGTAGGTCCAGTCGAGCCTGTCGCTCCCGTTGCAGCAGCAGACCCAGCAGGACCTGTCGAGCCAGTGGGCCCCGTAGGTCCCGTAGAGCCTGTAGGTCCCGTTGCTGTAGTTAAATAAGGAAGTGAGTTCCAGTTACTTGTGCCGTCACCAATTTTAGCTTTACCAGTGTTGTACTCAAAACCAATTTCGCCGGCAAGAAGAATTGGGTTATAAGTAGACCAGTTAGCTGCTAAGTCACGTCTTACTTGTACAATTACAGCCATGTTAGAATCCTCTTCCCGGTTTGTAAAAATCTCTTCTTGTTTCAAAATATGTTGATGCAGTACCAAATGGAGTAGCAGCTGGAGTTAAAGGACCAGCAGCTCCGGTGTTGGCATCAAATGCAGCAGCTGCCACCGTATTCCACGCCATTGCTGTAATGTCTGGCACCAACAAATAGTGGAACTGAAAGGTTGCGGCATCTCCACCAGAGATAGTAGTTTCATCTTGGTGGTCCATAAGCAATTGGTTTTGCTGACGTTTTAGGTCGCGCTTTAAAGTATTAAAGGCACGAACCATATTAGTATTGGACCTGCCCTGAATAGAGCTAGACTCGTAGTAACCCCACACTGCTCTCATTAGTCTTCTTCTTCTACCTTAGTGATTGATATAGTTGGTTGTTTTTTTTGCGACAATTCCAAAATCATAGAATGCAAGTCTTCATCTGACAACTCTTTAACAGATGAAACATTGTTCACATTAACAGTCTGGACCTGCTGCATAAAGCCAGTGGCCTTTAAATATAGTTCGGCACTCTTAACATCACCCGATACACCCTTAGTATATAATGCATCAAGAAGTGCTTGAGTTCTCTCTGGGGATTGTGCCAATCCTTTGACGCCAAGCTCCCAGCGTTCTTTAAAAACTTTATTCTTTTCCCACAGACCTAAAGTATTAATATGCACATCATGCATCTCTGCCCAAGCCTTCTTAGTGGTTGGGGCTTTAGAATCATCTGGAGTTAGTAGCCAAGCAAGATATGCCTCTTGGGTTTCACTCAAGAATAAGCGTGATGTTTTGGCCATAAAATTGGATTCCTTTTTTTTCTTATCTATAAGAGGATAAATCTTTTACATGGCAAGTATAGCACCTGGCATTGGATATAGTTTGGTGATATATCACAGAAATATCAGAGAAAGTTTGTTAATGGGAAAAGAAATTGCTATACTATGTAGGCACTGGTAAACAAAGCGCTAGTAAGGAACTCCGGTTCTGTGCTACTAGTCACATAGCTTTACCTTTTAGGTCCGTCAGATGGGGTCGGCCTTCGCATTTTTTTTATTAAGCATTTAAACACTCGAGTATATTAAGCCAACTCGACGGAGAGCAAACATCCGCCTGGCAGTAGTCAACCTACTGAAAAGTCCCCAGGGGTTCAGAAGACTGTTAAATGAATAGAAGCATAAGATAAATATAATAATAATAATATTATAAATAAAACTTGTACTTCTTGCTAAAAGAGGGTACAATATATAAATAACCAATCAACAGGAGATAATAATAATGTCAAATCCCGCAACAGAAAAACAGATGGCCCTTATTGCCAAGCATAATATGCCAGTACACAGTGATACTCTAACAGTAAAAGAAGCATCAGCAATTATAGATGAGTTTGCTAAAGCTAATGGTTGGGCACAAAAGCCTTATACCCCAAAGGCCGCGGCACCTACACCAATGCCGGATAACTTTTAATTTTTTTTATTTTTTTGTATTATGATTTGCATAGGACAATTTAGCCTGGTATAATATATATACTTCAAGAAGGTCTTGGAGGGTGTCTCTCCCATAGGGAAGCCACACATAGTCTAAGAAGTTAGATGCTTAATAGTAATTTGTTTCTGAGTTAGGGATAACTTAGGGCTTTCGTAAGATTTGGACTCAGGGGTTTTATTTCCATTCCCTCTGGGTCCTTTTCTTTTATTTAACAAGGAGATATTTGGCATGTTTGAATTAGAACCAGAACACAACTTGTGGGATGCTGAACACCCAGAGTGGTTTATATATGACGTAGAGTTGCTTAATGCTTGGTACTGGGAACAATTTGAAAATGATATGGGGCATACCGGTACTTAAGGAAAAAGGGGTGGGGGGTCTTAGGTTTTTATAATATCCGCTTCGCCTTATACTTCGTACTACTTTAGTATATACATGTACCCGGGGGGGGCCCTATGGGGGTAGCCTAGGGTGTATTGACTGTTATGTATGCACTCTATGGATTAGCATTGGATTCTATGAGGGTGTGTAGTGGTGTGTGTGTATTTACTCTCTACTACAACAACAACAATAAAGACTTGTTTGTTTGGCGGCGAACTGATTGGTTGAGGCCGGCAAAGAACAGTGGTGATATATCATAAGAATATCAGTCTATGACTGGACAGGCCGGCAAGAACAATGCTATGATATATACATCAGTGAGGAAGTGAACCGGGGGGAAAGCTTCCTTGCTGATACTTTACGATATAATAGCTAAACATAAAGACCAGGATTGTACTGTTTCCTTTCGGTATGGTCCTGGTCTTCTCCTGTATATGCCTTGATGCGTAAGGGTTTGATGGGGAAAGCTAAGAACTTGACAGTGTCTAGTATTAAATTAAACTATGCCCTATTAGCAAAG